GTTTACTGATGCAGCCTTAAAACACGGATTTAGAGGAGTCGTTGTATATAGCGATTCAATTCATTTAGATGTAAGAGAGATTCCTAGATGACAATAATGGTAAAGACTCCATTCAGTAAAAAGCAAAGCTTATATGCAGACTTTAAAAAGAATCTGGCTATTAGCCCTATTTCAAAGGATCTTGCTCTTATCAAAGACGATGAAGCAGTTAAGCAATCAATTAAAAATTTGGTACTTACTGATCCCGGCGAAAGATTAATGCAACCTTTTATCGGCGGCGGAATTAGAGCTTTATTATTTGAAAATATAACACCAGCTGTTTTAAATTTAATTGAAAATAAAGTAAAAAGCACAATCAAAACATACGAGCCAAGAGCAGATATAATAAACGTTACTGCTTCTTCAAAATATGATGATAATACGGTAAATGTTGTAGTAAATTTCTATATAAGAAATACCAACGAGCCGATTAAATTAGACTTAATTTTAACAAGGGTACGATAAGATGGCCAGTGTAAAAACACCTATAACAGAATTAGATTTTGATTCCGTTAAAAATCAGCTTAAGACATATTTAAGAACTCAGACACAATTCAAAGATTATAACTTTGAAGGAAGTAATATGAGTGTGTTTTTAGATGTTTTGGCGTTTAACACGTTTCAAAATAATTTCTATACAAACATGGCAATCAATGAAATGTTTCTTGACTCTGCTGTCATTAAAAACTCAATTATTTCTCATGCAAAAGAATTGAACTATGTTCCAAGATCTCGTAAATCTGCAAAGGCCGTTGTTCAAGTAACCATTACGGATGCAAGTATAACAGATTCAACAATTTCTATTCCTACGTATACAAACTTTTCTGCTAACTATCAAGGTGATCTGTATAATTTTGTAACTAATCAAACATACGTCGCTCGTCGTACAGCACCGGGTGTATATGTTGCAGACAATGTTGAAATCTTTGAAGGTCAAATGCTTGCAAGCTTTCAAAAAGAAGGTTTTATTATTGATGCTGACGGAATTCTTAGAGTTCAACTTTCAAACGATGAAGCAGATACAGATAGTATCGTTGTATTTATTGATGCAGAAGCAACAGAAGATCAAAACATATTTACTCGAACAAATACCATTTTTGGCGTAAAACCAACTGATAAAGTATTTTATCTTGAAGCTTATCTAGACGATCGTTATGCAATTTATTTTGGTAATAACGAGTTTGGGCTGCAGCCTCAAGAATTTGAAGATGTCCGTGTAAGGTATCGAATTTGCTCTGGGCCAGAGGCAAATGGTGCTAGTTCTTTTAGTACTAGCTTTTTAGAAGGTGCTGCGGTCAGTGTCGTAACAATTTCTGCTGCTGCTGGTGGACAAGAACGAGAATCAATGGAAAGTATTCGTTACTTTGCTCCCAAAGCTTTACAAATCCAAGAACGTGCCATTACTACAAGTGATTATGAAATTCTATTAAAGCAAGCATTTCCAGAAATTACGGCAGTAGCTGCGTATGGCGGAGAAGAATTAGAGCCGCCCCAATTTGGTAAAGTAGCAATTTCGATTTACTTAAACGACCAAACACAACTTATTTCTTCAACACTGGCGAATTCATATATTGAATATCTTTCAGATCGCAGTCCTTTAGGAATTGAGCCGATATTTGTTCAGACTAAATTTGTGTATGCTAATCTTGAAATAGATGCAATTTACAGTATGAAGAATTCAGAAAAAAGTAGTGCGCAACTTGAAACACTAATTCGTTCGGCTGTTCAAACATATTCTGATAGCAACTTAGAAAGTTTTAATACGGTTTTGCGTAAAAGTAAATTGACAAGTGCAATTGATGATACAGATGACGGCATTTTGAGTAATAACATTACAATTATGCCAATCATTGAGTTTTCTCCTTTCATAAACATATCTACAAATCCAACTTTTAAATTTGAAGCCGAGCTTATTAAACCTTATGCCTTTAGAGCAGCAAACGGGTTTACCGACTATAAACCGGCGATAAAAAGTAGTACATTTGATATTAACGGGACTTGCTTGTATTTGCAGGATGATGGTCTTGGAAGAATTCAAACAATAACTGACGATTTAACAAACCCTCAGGTAATTAATCCTAATGCGGGCAGCGTAAATTATATAACAGGTGAAGTTAAATTAACAAACTTTAAAGTTGAAGAATACACTGGTAATGCAATTAAAATTATGGCAAGAGTTAAAAAGAGTGATGTTAAAGCACCACAAGGTCGTGTGTTTATTATTAGAGATACTGACGTTAAAGTAAATATGACTCTTGAAGAAAGAGGATCATCATCAACTACAAGTGTAGTATAAAGAGCGGAAACTCTTAAATGGAAATCGAAAAGAATATATCAATATTTATTGAACGACAATTTCCCGGTATATATCGGGAAGACGGGCCTGAGCTCGTTCAACTTGTAAAAGATTATTATACATTTCTTGAAACACAAACAAACCAGTCTATCTATGTGTCAAGAAGAATGTTTGAGTATCGTGATGTTGATACTACTCTTTCCAGCATGCTTATTTTCTTTAAGAAAAAGTTTCTTGCAGATCTTCCATTACGTGAAAGTTCAATACGTATTATAATTAAAAATATTCTTGACCTATATCGCCGCAAAGGTACACCAGCAGGTATTGAATTATTCTTTGCAATTTTCTTTCAAGAATTTGATGTTGAAATTATTTACCCTGCAGAAAAAATGCTTAAGATTTCCAATTCAAAATGGAGACAAGGTGTTTATCTGCAGATGTTTTCAAATACAAATGTATTTCTTTCTAAAACTGACAAGCAATATTCATACAAAGATTTAATTTCCAAAAACATTACAGGATCCGCGTCAGGTGCAAAAGCGGCAGTATCAAAAATCAATTTTATGATTCTTAATGGAACAAAAACACCGATCATTTATATTGATTCAGTACAAGGTAATTTTGAAAGATATGATGACATCATAGCAAATATTAATGGTGAAGCTGTATCGTTTGGGCGTATAAGTGGATCCTTAAATGAATTCGAAGTTGATACTTCTACTACAGGTCTAGTAACTGCAGGGAATAAACTTGGTGATATTTTAGATGTCGTATCAGAGTTTGGTATAAGTGGTAAAGCAATCGTAACAGAAATAACAGACGAACTTTCTGGTGAAATTGTTTACGATCTTGTAGACGGTGGATACGGTTACACAGTAGATAATACGAGACTCTTAGTTTCAAATCAAACACTCATTCTTAATAACACAAGTTTAGGGTTTACGATTTATGAAAGATTAGAAGATACAGCTGGTAACCAAGGTATAGTAATTGGCCAAAATATTTCTTCTGTCGGTTTAAGAATGAATCCTGGTGAATCATTTAGTTTTGGCACACCCATTAGTACATTAGATCGTTCACCTAATATTGTAATATCTGTGCAAGGTGTAGTTCCTAAAAATACAAGTTCACCCGGTACTTTATTTCCTGATGGCGGGAACGCAGCAACAAATGTTATTGTAGGCTTACTTACAAATACATCTGTTGCCGAAGTTATAACCGATGTAATTGCTCCTTTTGTTGGAGTTAATATTGATGCTGCGGACTATGAAACTGCTGCTCCTATGTCAGGTTTTGCCTCGCCTGTTAATTTAAGTACTCCTTTAGATGAAGCATTTGCAATTCAATCGCTAACAATAGGAAGAATAGGAAGATTTGATAATATTAGGCCTGGGTCAAATTACGTCAATCAGGTTTGGGCAATTGCTGAAGATGATACGATGCGAGCTTTTGATCGCAAAAATCAAATCTTAAAATTGTCGTCTCCTGGTGATACGGGTATATTTAATATCGGAGAAGTTATTCAAGAAGATACAACATCGATTGAAGCTATCGTAACCGAAATCAATTCAGCTGCAGGGTACATTAGTGTAACACCGTTTGACTATTATGGATTTAGCGGTGATAATAATATTATAAGAGCAAACTTAGACGAGATTGCAATTACTGGTGTTGAAGTAGATTATAATTCTAAACCATTTGGTTTTAACGCAATCGTAAATACTGAAACAGAATTTGCAGTTGGCCGG